ATTGTTGGTTATATTCTTTGGTACATTTTATTCAATCAAGACAAAACCGTCGCGATTCTTGCTAACAAAGCCAGCACGTCAAGGGAAATTCTTGCTCGCATTAAATTAGCTTATGAAGCATTGCCGATGTGGATTCAACAGGGTGTTAAAGTCTGGAATAAGGGTGACATTGAGCTAGAAAATGGATGTCGCGTGTTGGCTAACTCTACTGCTTCCAGCGCGATCCGTGGTTTTTCTATCTCATTACTCTATCTCGACGAGTTTGCATTCGTTCCGAGTAATATCGCTGAAGAATTTTTTACTTCTGTTTACCCAACCATTTCTTCTGGTGAGACTTCAAAGATCCTTATATCCTCAACGCCAAATGGCATGAACCACTTTTATAGAATGTGGACTGAGGCTGTTGAAAACCAAAATGGATTCACTCACATTGAGGCTAACTGGCGTCAGGTGCCAGGCAGAACTCAACAATGGGCTGACGAACAGCGTCGCGTTCTTGGTGAAGAGAAGTTTTCGCAGGAAATGGAATGCGAATTTATGGGATCGGCTGGAACTTTATTGTCAGCTGCAGCCCTCAAGTCTCTTGCATTCGTAACTCCGTTGCATATTTCTGATGGTGGAATTAAAATTTATAAACAACCTATGGAAAATCACAGTTACATGATCATCTGCGATACCTCTAGAGGAAAAGGATTAGATTATTCTGCATTTGCAGTAATCGATGTAACAAATATTCCCTATAATTTAGTCGCGACCTATAAAGATAATACGATCAGCCCTCAAATATATCCTGGAATAATCAAAAAAGTAGGTCAGTACTATAACAATGCTTTTGCTCTTATAGAAATTAATGACAATGGACAACAAGTAGTTGATACTCTTTTTGAAGATTATGATTATGAAAATATTCTTTCTACTGTTTCCGCAAAGGGTAAAAAAGATAAAATATCACTTACTTGGGGGTATGGGACTAAGTCTCAGCGTGGAATTCGAACCACCAAGTCTGTAAAAAGGCTTGGGTGTTCTAATTTAAAGCACCTTATTGAAAATGAAAAACTTATTATTCAAGATTTTGATGTGATTGCAGAGCTCTCGACATTTGTCTCTCGAGGTTCGAGCTTCGAGGCTGAAGAAGGTTCGCATGATGACCTAGTCATGTGCTTAGTTTTGTTTGCGTGGACCACAAATCAAACTTTTTTTGCAGATTTAACCAATACTAACATTAAACAAAAGCTCTATGAGGAGCAATTAAAACAAATAGAAGAAGAATCACTGCCCGATTTTTTAGCTGGACATATCGATGTTGATGAAGGCGAGCAACGATTTATGTCAGATGGTATAGTATGGAATGTGGTTCAGCGATGAAAAACGGCAGTTTACTAAATATATCGTAGAATTTCTTAGAATTCTCCATTTATAGGAGCAAAAACATGGCTTTTCAAGTATCACCAGGCGTGAATGTATCAGAAGTTGACGCAACAACAGTTGTTCCTGCCGTTTCTACCTCAACAGGTGCTATCGCAGGTGCTTTTCAATGGGGTCCAGTAGACCTTCCAAGACTAGTTTCGTCAGAAGATGAACTGGTTCAGTTGTACGGCAAACCAGATGCTGACACTCATCTAACATTTTTCACCGCAGCAAACTTTTTGTCTTATAGCAATAGTTTGTTCGTAGCCAGAGCATCTGGCACAGGATTAAATACGGCAATGGCAGTGAACACTTCTGCTGCTGCAACAAACACAGCAATTAAAAACGAAGAAGATTATTTCAATAACTTCTTTACCGCATCTAACAATGCGTTCTACTTTGCTGCACGTTATCCTGGATCATTAGGTAACTCTTTAAAAATTGCAATTTGCGCCAATTCTAATGCAAGCGCATTTACCACTTGGGCATATTCACCATTCTTTGATGGTGCTCCAGGAACGTCAACATTTATTGCTTCTACATTTGCGTCTAATGCTAACGACGAAATGCATATTGCTGTTATTGACGAAGATGGATTAATTTCTGGAACAGCTAACACTGTTCTAGAAAGATTTCCAAATGTCTCTAAAGCAACAAATGCTAAAGACGAATCTGGTGTTAGCTTGTATTATCGCGATGTTCTATATCGCAATTCTCGTTACGTTTATGTAATGGGTCAAAATAACTCAACATGGGGCGTAGCTGCAAATAGCAGCTCTGCATATGAAGGCGAAAACCTAGATGGTATCTCATTCACTCTAGGAACCAATGGTACAGTTGCTGATGGTAACGTGCAAACAGCTTATGCTCAATTTGCTTCATCAGATAATGTTGACATTAGCCTAGTAATGGCTGGCGGACATAGCGCAACAGTAGCTGCAAATACAATTACTCTTGCTGCTGGTCGTCGAGACTGTGTTGCTTTTGTATCACCAGCACTCGCAAATGTTCAAGCTGCTGACCCTGTAACTGCAGTTGTCAACTTCCGTAACAATGCTCTATCAAACGTATCCAGCTCCTTCGCGGTAATGGATAGCGGTTGGAAGTATCAGTATGACAAATACAACGATCTATATCGTTGGATTCCATGTAACGGTGACGTTGCTGGTCTCTGCGCTCGTACCGATGCTGATCGCGACCCATGGTTCTCACCAGCTGGATTCAATCGCGGTCAACTACGCAACGTTGTGAAACTAGCATTTAATCCAAATCAAACACAACGCGATTCGCTATACAAAGCAGGTATTAACCCAATTGTATCGTTCCCAGGAGAAGGCACTGTTCTCTTTGGTGATAAGACGCTATTGGCTAAACCATCAGCCTTTGATCGCATTAATGTTCGTCGTCTCTTTATTGTTCTCGAAAAAGCAATTGCACGTGCTGCAAGAGCTCAATTGTTTGAGTTCAATGATGAGTTTACACGCGCTCAGTTCGTCAACCTAGTAGAGCCATTCCTACGACTCGTCCAAGGTCGTCGCGGTATCTATGACTTCCGTGTTGTTTGCGATGAAACAAACAATACACCAGAAGTTATTGACCGTAACGAATTCATCGGCGACATCTATATCAAACCAGCTAAAGCTATCAACTATATTCAGTTGAACTTTGTTGCTGTAAGAACTGGTGTTTCCTTTGACGAAATCGTTGGACGCTTCTAATAAATAGATAAAGTCAGGAGAAACACACAATGGCTTTTAACGTAAATCAATTTCGTACACAGCTCCAAGGTGACGGTGCGCGTCCTAATCTGTTTGAAGTAAGTTTGAACTTTCCTTCTTACGTCACAAACAGATTGACAGCAAGTGTAAAGTCCTCATTCATGGTGAAAACTGCTCAATTGCCAGGATCAACAGTAGGTATCGTTCCAGTACAATACTTCGGTCGCGAAGTAAAAGTTGCTGGAAATCGTACCTTTGCTGATTGGACAGTAAGCATTCTAAACGATGAAGACTTTATCATTCGTAACGCCATGGATGCTTGGGTTCGTGGAATCAATGACAACGAAACAAACCTTCGCTCAGCACTTACAACGCAAGAATACGCTGTAGATGCCCTAGTGAAGCAATATTCAAAAGATGGTAACATCATCAAAGAATATAAGTTCGTTGGAATGTTCCCAACCGATGTTGCTCCAATCGATCTAGACTGGGGTTCAAACGACACAATCGAAGAATACTCAGTGACATTCAGCTATCAGTACTGGGTCGAAGGAACAGCTCGTTCACCAATTCCTTCTTCACTCGGTCCTTTGGGCTAATTTGATACGGGGGAGGAAACTCCTCCCCCTTTTTTATGATGGAGTAATGCATGGCTATAAATCTATTCGGATTTGAAATCACCAGAAAAAATTCTGCTGAGAAGTTGCAGCCACAAATCAGCGCGCCACTAAGCGACGATGGTGCAATTAATGTAACCTCTGGCGGTTACTTCGGAACATACCTTGATCTAGAAGCCAGTTTTAAGAACGAAGTTGATTTAATTACAAGATATCGCGAAATGGCGATGCAATCTGAATTAGAAGCTGCCGTTGATGATATTGTCAACGAATCAATTGTTCATGATGTTGCTGGTAAATCAGTTTCAATTATACTTGATGATCTAGAACAACCAGATAATATTAAAGAAATGATTCGTGAAGAATTTGACAAAGTTCTTCGCCTACTAGATTTTTCTAACTCAGGTTCAGATATTTTTAGAAACTGGTATATCGACGGTAGAGTATTCTATCAAGTATTGCTAGACGAAAAACAACCAAGACTCGGCATTCAAGAGCTTGTCTACATTGATCCACGAAAAATCAAAAAAGTTAGAAATGTTGTAAAGAAAAAAGATCAAAGAACAGGCGTAGAAGTTATCAGCGGCATTCAAGAATTTTATATTTACAACGATAAAGCAACAGTTCAAGGTCAAACTATCGTTTCATCACTAGGGGATTCCTCAGTAAAAATTGCTCCTGATGCTATAGTAAATATCAATTCAGGATTACTAGATCCAAAACGTAATATGGTTTTGGGTTATCTACATAAAGCCATTAAACCATTAAATCAACTTAGACTCGTAGAAGACGCGATTGTCATTTATCGTTTGTCGCGTGCACCAGAGCGTCGTGTATTTTACATTGACGTTGGTAATATGCCTAAGATTAAGTCTGAGCAATACCTTCGTGATATTATGACTAAGTTCCGCAATAAAGTTGTTTATGACTCAGCGACTGGCGAAGTCAAAGACGATCGTAAATTTATGTCAATGATGGAAGACTTTTGGATTCCACGTCGCGGTGAAGGTAAAGCAACCGAAATAACCACGCTACCAGCTGGTCAAAATTTAGGTGAACTATCTGACGTTAAGTATTTTGAAGAAAAACTATACAAGTCATTAAACGTCCCTGTTTCTAGATTACAACCTCAACAAGGATTTAGTTTAGGTCGCGCAGCAGAAATTACTCGCGACGAATTAAAATTTAGCAAATTTGTTGAACGATTAAGAGCAAAATTTAGTGTTCTTTTTGATGAACTGATGCAAAGACAATTAGCTCTAAAAGGTATTTGCTCGATCGATGAATGGAAAGAAATGAAAGAATATATTCATTATGATTTCCTCAAAGACAATAACTTTACTGAGCTAAAAGAATCTGAATTAATGTCTACACGTTTACAGCTCATGAATCAAATAGATCCATATGTTGGAACGTATTTTTCTAAGGCATGGGTGCGTAAACATGTTCTTCAATTCGACGAAGAAGGCATTCTTCGTATGGAAGAAGAAATGAATAAAGAAATAGATCAAATGCCTGAAACAGAACCGCAAGCTCAGGCTAATAATGCGCCTCAAGCTCAGCAAAACAATGATCTAAATACTCAGTTTAGTAACTTACAAAGTGATTCGCAGACTCAAATGAGTCAATAATTAACAATTTAAAATGAATAAATAATAATTGGAGTAAAGTATATGAACAATTTAACTGAAAATTTAATCGATGCAATCCTAAACGGCGATCAAGAAGCTGCTCATCAAGCATTTTCTTCTTCTTTAGCTGATAAGGTAACTGATGCATTAGAATTAAAGAAAGTAGAAATTGCTTCAAATTTGTTAGGTGCTGTTGAAGATAACAACGCTGTAGAAGTTGAAACGGAAGTTGATGCTGCTGCAGAATTAGAACCTGCTAACGAAGTAGAAAGTACAGATGAAATTTAAAGATCTAAGAAAAAATTTAAGTGAGCAGATCCCACAACCTGTTCAAACTAAAGATCCTAATGCTGCTAAAATAGCAATGCTAGTTCGTGCTGGTTTGCTTAGAACTAGCGAACTCCCTTTGCTACGTCAAGCGCGTCTACGCCAACAAAAACAACCAGATATTGGTCGTTTATCTAAACCACATCGCGATATTATTCAAAAATATAACAATGCTCTTTCTGGTGCAGCATTTGGTTCAACACAATCATTAATGGCACTTAGAAGAAATTTGATGAATTCCGTTGAAATTGAAGACGCTGAGCAAATTACTGAGAGCATTCTAAGTAATGAAGTAAACCCACCGCCTATGATTGTATTGAAGCGTAAGGGTATTCGCATTTTTCCAGATGGTCGTCGTGTAGCACTTTATACAAACGATAAATTAGGATTGGTATTTACAATTCCTTATAAAGGATCGGGTACATCTACTGAAATTATTCCTGGTGTAACTGCTGAAGAAACAGAACACGATGAACTATTAGAAACATTTGACCAATTAAAGTCATATGCTACTCAAGAAAATCCAAAAACAATGTCAAAGCATTTTAAATTTGCTGATGGTTCTAAAATGCCTATTGCTCATGGTGTAGCCAAAGCAATGCATATGGTTCATGGCGCGTTAAATGATGAAAACAAAAAGAAATATGAAGCAATGCTCAATGAGCCAAAAGGATTTAAGAAAGCAGCAGATTTTGCACTTAGCAGAGTTCAATTTACAATTGGTGGGAAATGAGTTTAGTTTCGGAAATAGTTAGAGAAATTATTGCCGAGGCGCGCAAACCGAATAGAAATATTCAAAAAATGGGACGCGCTAAAATTATTCGCGTTCGTATTCGTGGTGGAAAAATTCAACGCAGAAAAAAACTTTCTGCTGTAAAAGGTTATACGATTCGTGGTGGAAAAATGATTCGTATTGGACCGCGCGAAAGATTAAAAAGAAAACTAGGTGCTCGTAGAGCTAAGATTAAAAGAAGGGCAAAACTCGCAAGAGCTTTGATTCGTAGAAAAAGAACAATGCGCCGAAGAAAGGCATTGGGGTTAAAATAGATGAAACTTATTACCGAAACAATCGAAGAAGTAAAGGTTCTCACAGAAGAAAAAGGTGGCGTCAAGTCATTGTATATTTCTGGTCCTTTTCTCGTTGCAGAAAAGAAAAATCGTAACGGTCGTATGTATAAGACAGAGACTCTTGCAAAAGAAGTTGATCGTTACAACGAAGAATATGTAAAAAAGAATCGCGCATTCGGTGAACTCGGTCATCCAGATTCACCATCAATTAATCTTGATCGCGTTTCTCATCTTATCACTTCATTGAAGCAAGAAGGCAATCAATGGATTGGTAAAGCAAAAATTCTTGAAACACCAATGGGTAAAATCGCCAAGTCTCTAATGGAAGGCGGTGCTACTCTTGGTGTATCTTCACGTGGCATGGGATCCTTAAAGGAAGTCAACGGTGTCAACGTGGTTCAAGATGACTATTATCTAGCCACAGCGGCAGATATCGTTGCAGATCCATCTGCTCCAGGTGCCTTTGTTCAAGGCA